TTTAATTTGTTTTTTACAAATATACATTAAATAATTGAATCTACAAAATTAATTTGCAGATTCAATATCTATCTCTCCTTTATCAAGCTCTTTGGTTTCCCATTGGAGGAAATTAAAACTCTTTAGTTTATATGACTTACACTCAAACAAATCCTCAACTCTAATAACAACACCTTCTTCAGGAACTTTGTTATCACACATAAAGCAGTTCTTTTCGTTGTAAGCATTCTCCAAGTACTCTACAAAAACCTCATTGAAATCTTTTGTTTCTAAATCTACAGTTAAAACCTCTTGTGTGTCTAGCCAATCTTCTGCCTTTCCATAAAACATTAGGTGAGCACAAGTTAAACCAACCCTATCACAAAAAGCTTTAATCTCAGGATAAGAAAGTTCTGTCACCAATCCATCAGGAGTGGTGTTTGTAATTCTATAAACCTCAATTTTACTTTGTGGTTTGTCAGGATTATCCACAGCACAACCATAGTCAAAACCTTTTTGAATCATGGCTCCGTTTTTATCATAACCTAACATCTCACCATAAAGTGTCCAACCTTTTGGAATATATTCTCCAACTTGGTCTTTAATGTCAGCCCATAAATCATATCCGAAGAAATGGTCTTTTCCTTTAGGGTCTCCAAAGGCTTTGTTTTTAACAACCTTTCTTGAGCCGTATATGAGGTCATACTCTTCTTCTTGAACATTACCTCCAAAAAACTTAGAAACCTTATCTATCACGCTTAATTCACGCTTTGCAAGTACGTTTCCACACCACCATGATGTACCATGGGTTTTGTATGTAATTGAAATGGTATCGTTAGGTTTAACTTTATGTGAGTTCTTCCTTAAGTTTTCAGTGTCAATGTGTAAATGAACCTGACCATCAATCAATCTAGAAAGTTTTGGCTCTTTACCTTGCTTTACATTTCCAACAACCTTTGTTTTTACAACATATTTTTCAACAAGTAATTTGTTGTTAATTGTGTCGAATTCTTCATTTTCTAAATTTTCAATACTTGCATACTCTTTACCTAAACCTGACCACTCGAATATAGTTTCAAGTGGAACAATATATCCCATAGACCTTTCACCTCTAAGTTTCATAGCCCTAACTCTACCATTGTCATCAAAAAACCCTTTCTTCTCTTTGTCTTCATTTAACTCAGAGTTTCTGAAAGAATTTGTTGAAGATAAAAACTCTTTTGATATTTTACTTTCAATTGGAAAGTAAACATACCCTAAACCATCTTTTGCATCCAACCCCGTTACAACTGTGTTAAAATCAATTGTAACTGTTTGTAAAAAATCTGAACCTTCAAGTTTTGTAACTCCTTTTAACTTTACTACTTTACACAAATAGTTTTTATTTGCATCTTTACTAATGTTTATCATAATATTTATTTTTAATTATGGTACAAATATAATACAATATTTTAATCTACCAAACTTTTTATACATTTCCTTCATAAATTACTTTAAAGCTCTCTATTCCACTCATTTTGGTCTCAGAGTCCCTAAATCTTAAACTGCTAACAAGGTCTTTCCCCAAACGTTTACTTAAAGAACCTTTTTCATAATCTCCATTTACAAAGTTACACAATCTAATATTATAAACATCATTCTGTGTAAGTTTTTTTGCAATCTCAAGTGTTATCTCAGAACCTTTTTCTAAACTCAATGCTGAAGCAGTTACAAAACTCTCACCCTCTTTTGTTCTACTCACCTCCTCAAAGTATTTTTCAAACTTACTTTTTCTAAATACTGTTTGAGGCTTGAGATGTCCCTTCATTTTTGGATTGTCTTTCCAAACAACATACCTGTTAGCAACAACGCTTTTAATCTCATCTACAGAATAGTCTTTTAAAAGAGCACGTATTAAAGTAACAACACTTTGAGTCTCTATACCAACCCTCATTTTGTAAAGTCCGTTTAGGAAAAGTATTATTTCAGAAATTCTTGGGTCAGGCTTCTTTTGTTCTAAAGATTTTTTAGCTGCCTTATATCCACTCCAAACAATAAAACCATTATCATGGAGCTTAATGAGGGATTCATAATGTTTTGATAACTTTATTGAGCTCCTAACCTTTGCTAAAGTTAGTTTTGGTGTTACATCTTTTAATGCTATAATTGTTATCAAAATACCCCTTTCCTCCAAGGTCAAATTGTCATCAACTATTTGACCTATGCTCTTTATAGTCACCTTCATTTTTTTACAAATTTTTAAGATTATTACTCTGCAAATATATGTCAAAATAATGTTACCACCAAACAAAACGCAAAAAAAAGGTGAAAAAATTAATTTTCACCTTTTGTTCTTTATAAATTCATAAGTTCATTTATAGGAGTTTCACCATCTAATACTACCGTACAGCTAATTGCAGGCTTCTTTCCTCGCTTCGCATAAGCGAAAGCATATTTTTCAAAATCTATTCCACAACCCACTTGGACACCAAATACTTTAAAGTTAGCTCCAACGAAATGCTGAATGTAGCATTGAGTATGCAGATGCCCCTGAACTGTATTCATCATATCAGCTCTACATTTAGTATGTGCAGTTCCACCTTCTCCATGTAGATACTGTACATTGTCAATAACAACTCTATCAACAAACTTCCATTTAGGAACATCTAAAGCTTCATTAAAAGACTTTATCCATTCTTTAGGAACTCCTGCAGAAAATGCCTTTCTAGAAATAATTCTATCATGATTACCTACTGTGACATAAGCATCAGGAAATGCCTGATACCACTTCTGCAACTTGACTTTAGCTATTTTTAACTCATCTCCTCCACTCATTCCATCAGGGTCTGTCTCATGGTATGAACTATAATGTGAGTCGATAACATCTCCAATAAACACAACCTCATTGCAGTTGTATTTTTTGTAAATTTCTTTACAGTGCTCCAAATATCCATCAAGACAAAAAGGTTCATGTAAATCACCTATAACTAATACTCTTCTTTTATCTTCCTTACTTTCAGTTAGTCCACCAACAAACATAGAGTGCAGTGCTCCCCTATTGTTATAAATGGTTGAGTATGTATGTGCTAACCTATTTGATATTCCTAATTCTTTCTCTAACAACTTTGCGCCAATCTTATAACCTTGCTCACTAAGTTTCTCAACCTTATCGTATAATTCTTTTTTAATTTTGCTCATGTTTCTTAATTCTAAGTTTTAAAATCCTGCTATATGTGGACATTGAGTCCAACTGTATTCTAAGTAAAGCCTGCTCTTCAACGTCAACCTTAGAAAAACTACAGTGTTTTTTGTGAAACTAGTTAACTTATTTATTTTTTTCAACTAGCTCATCACTTTCATTAATTAATCTTTCTAAAACCCTTCCATAGTTTTTATTCTTTATCTTTATAATACATATTATCAATTTCCTCCTCACTAACATCTAATTCTGACATTGTTTTTTTGAATGTTTTACTCACTTGAAGCTTTAATGCCCATCTAGCAGGCAAATCTGCTCTTTCATCTGAGTCAAAATTTTCTCCCATACAAACTCCTGTTCTTGGAGGATTTAAACAAGGGTAAAGTATACCTAAACCACTCATATAGATAGTTTTCTTAGACTCCAACCCCTCCTTCATTTTTTCAAAGTAACAATTAATTACTCTAGCAACCTCAGTTTTAGGTACTCCTATTTCATCAGAAACTTGTTTCTGTAGTTCTAAAGTACTTAAGTTTTCTTTTGGCTTTCTAACTGTTGAAGTTTTTAATTTTCTCTTTCTTGGTTTTTTACTGTACATTTATTTATATTTTTTATTATATTACCCCACCGAAGTGGGGTTTTGTTAATTATTTTTCAAGAACCACACATTTCGCAATCGTCAGGGTCAGCGTTTTGGCTCCTAATTAACATTGCTTTAAATTCTTCAGGAGTCATTTCTTCTGAAACTATTGGTTCTTCTACAGACTTTTCTACAACCTCTTTAGGTTTTGAATCAGTTAATGTAAATTGAATTGCATTAACAGCAGATTTACCTCTAAGGTAATAAATACCTGTTTTTAAACCCCTCTTGTAGCCATAGAAATGCATTGAAGTCAACTTTGAACTATTTATATCAACCATAAATAAATTCATTGATTGAGCTTGACATACAAACCTTTGTCTATCTGCAGCTAAATCAATAACCGACTTCATGGAGAGTTCGTAAGCTGTTTTGTACCTATCCTTTATCTCTTGAGGTATACCTTCAATTGACTGAATAGAGCCGTTAGCCCTCATTAAGTAATTTCTCATCTCACTGTTCCACAAACCAATTTCCTCCAAATCCTCTACCATGTGTTTGTTTACCACAATAAAAGTTCCTGAAAGTGTACTTCTAGTATACATATTTGAAGTAAATGGCTCAAAAGCTTCATTGTTCCCTAAAATTTGAGAAGTAGATGCTGTAGGCATCAATGCTATATTTAAAGAGTTTCTTAAACCATTTGCTTTAATTTCATCTTTTAATGTATCCCAATCTAAATCAGGGTCTAATTCAGCATCACCCCAAAAGTCAAACTGTAACTCCCCAACTGCTGCAGGAGAACCCCAAAATGTCTCATAAGGTTCTTTCTCAATAGCCATTTCATTGGATGCTTCCAATGAATAGAAATACATATGTTCAAAAATCTTTTTGTTTAAAGCTCTAGCCTCTTCTGAGTCAAATGCCACCTTCATCATGGCAAATACGTCTGCCAATCCTTGAACACCTAAACCAATTGGTCTATGTTTACTGTTAGATAGCTCTGTTTCAGGAGTTGGGTAATAGTTTGCATCAATAACATTATCTAAGTTTTTAGTTGCTAACTTTACAATCCTCTTAAGCTCAGCAAAGTCAAAATATTTTTTACCACGTTTTTCTCTTACAAACATAGATAAAGCAATAGATGCTAAATTACATACAGCTTGTTCCTTGTCATCAGAATACTCATTAATTTCTATACATAAGTTAGAGGACTTAATGAGACCGTAGTTCTTTTGGTTATTCGCCATATTAACTTTGTCCTTATATCCAATGTAAGGGTTTCCTGTTTCTGTTTGAGACTCTAAAATCTTTTCCCAAAGTTCATGTGAAGAAACTTTCTTTTTATAAATTCCTTTTGAAACAGCATCCTCATACATAGTTTCAAAGTCCTTTCCATACACATCAGAAAAGTCCTTTCCATAAACCTTTCTGACTTCATTTGGACAGAATAAGTACCAATCATCGCCCTTCATAACCTTTTCCATAAATAGGTCAGGAATCCACAATGCATAGAACAAATCCCTAGCTCTCATTTCTTCTTTTCCTGTATTTTTCTTAAGGTCTAATACATCAAAAATATCTGCGTGCCATGGCTCCAAATAGATAGCGAAAGAACCTTTTCTTTTTCCACCACCTTGGTCTACATACCTTGCAGTCTCGTTAAACACTTTAAGCATTGGCACTAAACCATTTGATGTACCATTAGTTCCTTTTATATATGAACCTGATGCTCTAACGCTATGACCGTGAATACCTATTCCACCTGCAAGTTTTGATATGTCAGCACAGTCAGCTAGTGTTTGGTAAATACCCTTTATACTATCTCCTTTCATACCTAACAAAAAGCAAGATGATAATTGGGGCAATACTGTTCCTGAGTTAAATAGTGTAGGTGTTGCGTGAGTGTAATACTTCTCACTCATAGCCGTGTAAGTTTCCTTAACTTTTTCTATATCATACCCTGTAACCTCAATCGCTGTACGCATCCACATATACTGAGGTCTCTCAAAAATCTCTTTTGATACAACTTTACCTTCAGTATTTTTTCTTTCCTTAGAGATTAGATATGACCTTTCTAATGTTTTTAGTCCAAAATAATCATGGTTGAAATCCCTTTCATTCCTAATCATTTTGTTTAATTTTTTAGCATTTTCTTTAACAAATTCTGCATACTTGTCTGAAACGAACCCTGTTTCATTATGAGCCTTTTCTACAGCCTCTGATAACGTATCAGGTGTTATTTGATGCAATAATGTTACATATAGCCTAGAGGCTAATGTTGAATAATCGGGATGTACCGTACACATAGTAGCAGCCTGCTCAATTGCCAATATATCTAAAGACTCTGTTGTCATTTCATCAGCAACTGACTGTATTACTTTTATAGCAACTTCATCAGAGTCAACATTCAAACCTTTAGATTGGTCTTTAATTCTTTTTGTAATGTTGTTGGCATTAAAATTTACCAACCTTCCGTTTCTTTTTTTAATTTTCATTAAGGAGTTATTGTTTATTTATTATATAAAACCCCGAAATTAATCGGGACTATTTTTTATCTTCTTTTTTATAGGAAGTCCCTTTATCTATAATATATCTTCTGTTATTACTATTTCACTGTACTCACAATCTCTTCTAAATATAACTTGCGCTTCTCCAACCTGAACATATTTTGCATCAATACAAACAATCTCAAAACCCTTTTCTACAAACTGCTCTATTGCTAAAATAGAATTATAGTAAAGTAAGTCATCTAAGCATCTGTATGCACAAAACCATTCTCTACCATCATGGTGAATGTCTAAACCTTCCTCTTTAGGAAATGGCATTTCATTGTGTTTAGATAAAGCTTTATAGGCAATAGACTGTTCATCAAAGTCAATGTCTGTTCTAAAAACTCCCTTTTTTCCAAACTTGTGTTGAATTCTAAATAAAATCATATCTCTATAGTTTTTGTTCTCGACAAAGATATGTCATTTAAATCATTCCACCAAACTATTTTTTAATTATTTTACATTTTTTATTATTCTATCTTCCTCAAACCCCTTTTTAAAGTAAACCTCTCTTGGTCTACCCTTTATATGTGGAAAGTCATGGCAAGCACACCAATAAAGTAAAACAACACTTTCATCGTCATTTACTTTTAGTACGGTATACTTTACCCAAGTCCTTTTACATAGCCTAATTTGACCTACCTTAAATGTTGTCATTTTAATAATATTTAGTGTGTCTTTTATAGTCTGCTAATAAGTCAGCTATTCTATTCCCCCTAATGTGTGGGTCTAAAAGTAGTTGTACTTTTTTATCTGCATCCTTTTCTTTTTCTACTTGATGTGACTTAATGTGATTCATGTGAAGTTTTACCTTTGGTCTTTCTTTTAATGCCTCTAACACATCCTCCCATAATTCCCTGTTTTTTACATTACCTGAAGAATTTCTCCAACCATTTGAAATCCATTTCCTCAAACGATTTTCTGTAAAACTCTTTACAACATATTCGCTATCCGAATAAATCACTAAATCAATATTCTCAGAACACTCTTTTGGAATTGACCTAATTGCATAAAGCAATGACGTAATTTCCATTTGTCCTGTTTTGGCTTTTAAAAAAGCTTTTGATAAAAGCTTCTTTTCGCCAAAGAGGTTGGGGAAATATACCCCAAAACCTCCTTTGTCTTTATTGACTCCCCTTACACAAGCGGAGCCATCTGTATAACATAATATTTTCAAACCTATTCTTTTAAATGCACAATTCTACAAAAAGGTTTATAGAAGAATCTATACTCCCCATCGACACCTTTATATCCGTGGTCATCTTCCAAAATACTAACCACCACGACCTCAAGGTTTTTACCTTCAAAGCTTAACACTGTAAATGTATTTGTACTGTCTGTATACTTTTTACCTACCTCCAACTCTGACACCATAATTAATGAATTTTATTTTACTTAACGTTTGTTGGAGCAACCATTTCTACCTTAATAGCTTCATGTGAGGTGTATCCCTCTAGTTTAAAATCATCTATCTCCATAAGGTCTAAACCATCGTAATCCATACTTAAAAACACATCCCCATCGATAACTTTTCTAGAAATTAGTTCTTTGGCAGCATCTATTGAATTTCCGTACAAATGAACACATTTTAGAGAACCTTCTATACCTAATGCTTTATGACCTGTCTCAGCCTCTAAAATCTTTGCTAAAACTGCATATGAGGCAATGTTAAATGGAAGTCCTAAAAATAAATCCACACTTCTCTGATTCCAATGTAATTCGAAACCAAACTCACCACCCTCTAAAGGAACACCAATTATCTGAAAACCTGTATGGCAAGGTGGAAGTGCTGTTTCATCAAGCTCCGTTGGGTTCCAAGCTTCAACCTTTAACCTAGAGCTCATAATATCCCCCTTCATGCCATCTATCAACTCCTGAATTTGGTCAACCTTTCCTCCAAAATTTCTCCACTGAACAGAATAATTTTGACCTACAGAACCTTCTCCTTTTTCTGAAAACTCTTTGTATGTCAAAAGTGCTTTATCTCCAACATGGGTGTTTTTAGACTTGTACCAATTATAGGCATCCTTATTCCAAATTTTAATCCCATTGTTGTTAAGATACCTAACATCATTACTACCCTCTAAAAACCAAATAAGCTCCCCAACAATACTTTTAAAGGCAAGTTTTTTAGAACTAACTGCAGGGAATCCATCCTCAAAAGAATGTCTGAAAGTATAACTTGGAATCTGTAATCTAGTAATACCCCTGTTCTTATTAATATATGTTTTTCCATTCTCTAAAACATCCTTTATGATGTCATTATATTCTAAATCTATTTTTGGCATTTAATCTATTTTAATTATTTTTTCTGAAATGTTTTTTAATTCTGTAATGTATTCACTAACTGTATACTGAGCATCACTTTTTTCAATTAACAATCTTGCAACTTTTCTCAAAGCATTTTCTACTGATGAGCAGAAAGCATGACTTTTAAAAATATCATTACCTTGCTTGTCAACTCTGTTGGTTTTTTCACAAACTGTGTATGAGCAACCATCATGGTGTATTTCATACTTTCCTAAACTTTTATCTTTTATAATCATAATTATCGTTTTTTACCAAGGTAGTTATAGTGCCTTGTTGAAGTTACTAATTTTTTCTCATTACATACTATACATTCTCCAACTGAAAATGTATGAACACCACCTTGCATTTTTTGTTTTTCTGTTAAATGTGGAACTCCACATTCAACACACACTTGTTCCACTTCACTTGCCATAACCTAACTTTTTTAAGTAGTTTTTTGTTTCTTTTGGTAAATATTGTTTCCACAACACACCATGAATTCTCATTAGTTTTAGAACTCTACCCCTTCCGCAATTATAAGCGGAAATTGAGGCTTCTAAGGCATCCTTTTTTATAATCCATGTCCTACTATAAAGATATGTCATATAAGCTCTCTGTGCCTCTATTTGATGCTCTCTGTTAGATATGTCACTGTTGGCTTTTATTAAACCAATCTCAATTATCCAACTCCATGTGGATGGTAGGAATTGTGCAACCCCAATCGCACCACACGAGCTAACCGCATCCTGACTGTCACTACTTTCTACAAACCTCTGTTTAGCCAAAAACTCTTCCGTTGGAAAATCCTGTGCTAAAAACAAATTTGTTGAAAACAACAACACTATAAAATATTTATTCAAAACGTACTGTTACTCCTTTCAAAATACTGCTGCAAAAACACCCTTTAATTTCATCTCCTTTTGGACTTATAGCTGTAAATCCTGTTGAAAAAGAGTCACCTTCACCGCAACAAAAAAAAGAATGTCCTGTGTTCTTAATATTTGTGTAGCCTTGTGCCTTAAGAATTTTTTCACCTTTGGCAAAATCATTGTCACTTGAACAACTAAACAACGTAGCTGATAGTAACATTACTAATAATAATTTTTTCATAATATACTTTTTAAAATTTTAATCTTGTTAACTGTTTCTCCCAAGCATCATCGCTCAAAAACCAATACCTAATCACATAATACAAGCTCTTTAAATAATTTCTCATAACCGTATCTCTTTACTTTTAAACATTTTTAATAAACCTTCATCACCCTCATATGTCTCTAAGCACTCCTTAGCATCCTCATTAAACAAGCCTACATACCCATTCACGTCTGAATAGTAACTATCCTTATCATCCTGAAGAACAAGAAAAATAAAATCACCACCTTTGTCGATTTCAACCAAACCTAAAATGGCTCCGTTTTTTTTATCCCTATACAACTTACCTACCTCAAACATTAGCTCTTGTAAATTAAATTGTACAACTCCTCAATCTTTTCAAAAGGTATCTCTTGACACCCAACTTGTACAAACCCATCTTTCAGGTAAGCTGTGTAGTCAGAAGTAAGTTTTAAAGAAACTTCTTTTTTGAACCTGCCTGAATAAAGGTCGTCTAGAGTTACAGTCTCAAAATAGTTGTAGTCAGGGCTATCAAAATTACTTGCTGAGTTTACAAAAATTCCATGAATAATATTTTCATAAAACATTATACGGTCAAGGTAAGTGTATTTAATGTCTTTACTGCCATTCCAACTATAACCTATCTCAAATAATTTTTCTTGAACCGCCTTAGAATGTTCCTCGCTATAAATCTTAATTTTAAATCCCATAATTTTATCTATTTTTTAATTATTACTCTGCAAATATATGTTATATAAATGTACTGTGCAAGAAAAATCTATTTTATTTTTCCTTTTTTAATAATATTGTTTAAAACGTGCTTCATTCCTGACTTGTTTTTAGCTACATCTATACCTTTATTTACAGCTTCCGTAACTGCCTCTTTAGATGCCAACATTTCCCACATATCCATATCTATAGTATCCTCAGATAAGGCGAACGTTATTGTTGTTGGTACAGTTTGACCTGACCTATCCAATCTACCAATAGCTTGCTCTAAATCTGAAGGTCTCCAAGGCAATTCAACTATAAGCATATTCGAACACACTTTTTGTAAACCATCGATACCTGTACCTCCTGATGCAATGTTTGCAAATAAGAAAACATCATCACTCTTCTGCCACTCGTTAACAATCTCTTGCTTTTTCTTTGAAGAAACTCCTCCTGCAATAAGTGGACATTTGAAAGTTTTTGACAATTCCTCCAAACCTTCTTTGTGAACTCCAAATACCACCAACTTTTCTCCGCACTCTTTCCAATCTTTCAAATATTGTGTCAAGAATTTCATCTTTCCCTCAATACTCAATTTTCTTAAAAGTGTTATTGCAACCAAATGTTCAGCCTCCATTGCTGATTCGGCTTTTTCTGAACCCTGTGTTTCTCGAATATAATCTATAAGATTATTTACAGCGTGCTTGTATTCTCTTGACTTGCTAAATGTGGTGTGAATAACTTGTTTTGTTACAGGTGGCATTTCTTTTAACACCTCCCTCTTTTCTCTCCTCATATAGCACGTTTCTCTTAAAAGTCTATTTAGCTCAAATATGTTTGTGGCTCCATCTGTAACCCAACCAAATTTTCCCTTATATCCTCCGCAGTACCTTCTTATGAATGAATACCAATCTCCTGCAACCTTATCATCATACCTAGTCAATTTTAGTAGGTTCCATAATTCTACAGGCTTATTCATTGTCGCAGTACCTGTCAAAAACTGTATTTTGGAAATATCTTTTAAAACTTTCTTTATAGCTTTTGACCTTTGTGAATCTTTGTTTTTAAGCATATGTGCTTCATCAACAATAGTCATTTTCCAATCTATATCAATAAGTTCATTGAACCTAATTTTTCCACCTTTCTGTCCAACTATATCATAGTTAATTACAACAACATCTGAAGTCCAATCGTTTTTTCTAGTCTTTGTTTCCTTGGACTCTATGACTGATACACTTCTCCTTCCTTTTAAAATTTCCTCATATTTCTCTTTCCAATTATATTTTACCGAGCTCGGTGTTATAATTAAACATGGAAAAGAATCTGAGACTTCAGCATAAAGTATTGACTCATAAGTCTTTCCGCACCCAACGTCATCTCCGTTTATTAAACTACCTTTCTCTAAAGCGAATGCTAAAGCTTCTAATTGGTACTCTCTAGGTGTATATGCAAAGTCTTTTTCTTCACAAATTTTTCTTAAACTTTCAATTTTATCTTGAGGTATTCCGTAATCATACCTTTCATACTCAACCTCTTTCCTCTTACTATCCTTAAAACCATATTTTTTGATAACATGTTGTATTCTCGGTATAGTATACTCATCAACTCCAACAACCCAATGTTTCAGCTCAGGGTTAAACCTAGCCTTATATCCACAATCCTTAATGTCAGAAACTATTAAATCGTTGAACTCAAAATCGAGAACAACGGTTTTATTTATCTTATCAATATAATATTTATTCAATAAATTTACTTTTTAGTTAACTTTCATTGTAGGTACAGCCCCCTGATTAAATAACACAGTAACTTTACCTGCAGATTTTTCTGCCATTATAATCTGCTTCTCTTGTATGTCTAGAGCTCTTGACCTTAAGTATTGGTCTGTCGTCATACCCATCTCAGTTCGGTATGCTTTATCAGCTTTTGCTGAAGCTGACTCTGCAGCAACCCTAGCCAACTCAGAACCTTCTCTTTCAAGGTTGGTTTTTTTACTCTGCTTCATTGCTGCAGTTTTTGATGTTTCTGCAAGAACTGCAGCAGGTGGAGAAACTTTACCAATCGTAACTCCATCAATATTAATTGGAAGCCCCTTCTTTTTAACATAAGCCCTTATGGAATCTAACACAACCTTTTCTCCTTGATTTAAAACAACGGCACTTGTGGTAAGTTCAAACAACTTTTGCTTTTTAGCATAATTTCTTGTAAATGTTCTAAACTGTTCCTTGCAACTATTGCTATACCAATTAACCCCAAACTCTCTAAGTAAAAAAGGTGTTTTCCCTTCAATTAAACTAACTGTTAAAAATGCATCAAAATCTACAGGTACATTATCTGATGTGATTAGGTCATCAAACTTTTCTGTTATCTTCATTGGCTTTAAGTTGAATGTCTCTGAACTTGTTGACCAAAAACACCAAGTTAATCCTGTACCAACAGCATCATCATCTATACTTCCGTGCCCAAAAAACCAAGGCTTATAAATTAATACAGCCTCTTCACCTGCATCGGGTGAAACTCCGTGACAAGAAACTGTCATTATAGCCAACATTACTAATACTAATACTTTTTTCATCTTTTACTTATTTTATTATTGTTTGTCATTATTGACACTGCAAATATATGTGATTAAAATGTTACCACCAAATATATTTTCAATTATTTTTATTTTTATCCAAAAATTTTTTGACAATACACATTTATTAAAAATGCATCTGTTTTATTATCATCAATATTTTTAGACCTCTCTGTCTTTCTAAAATCTATTTCAGGTTCCATAATTTGTGAAACTTTAGCTGAGGTCGCCTTAGTGTCGTGAACCATCTTCTTTCCTGACTTACTAGGAACCATTACTTTTTCGTAGTCGGAATATATATACGACTGCCACTTTATAGCTTTCACTAAATGTACCTCTGCTCCCATTAAGTGCAAAAGAGACTTCTGTATTCCCATAACATAACCAAAGCTAAAGTTAGACTGTGCAGACCAACCAAACCTACCCGTTACGTCTTCAATGCAAGCAATGTATTTAGCTGATTCCCCATATTTCTGCTTTATTTTAAATGCATAAAGCAGTAAACCCTTTTCAGAGAATACTGCTTTTGTTTTTTCTTTTCCTGATTTTAAAAAATCTCCTGTACCAACCCTTTCTGTTGGCATAGGGTAAAAATCGTAACCAAATTTCTTAGAATACAATACCATAAAACCTACTTTACCAACATCTACCCCTACAAATACTTTCATAAATATTCTTTTTTGTATTTTAAAAATGATTTGTGTAAATTGCACCCTTCATCATCGCACTGTATATCGTCACAATCTGAATTTTTAAAATCTCCCAAAAGGACTTTTATTGTTTCTTCTAAAAACTCCTCTCCATGCTTTTCTTTAAACTGTTTTACATAACTCATAATTTAATTCTACTTATATCGTTTTCCTTAACAATTGTTAATATATCACTACTTGTGTCACTATCAGTAACGTGTGTAATAATCATAATTGCTACGTTTAAAGTTTTTGCTGATTCTATAATACTTTTTATACCTTCAGAATCCACTCCTTCAAACACTTCATCCACACTTAAGAAATCTAAACCTCCATATGGGTGTGTTGAATTTATCATATGTCTATTGGCAAGTATTGATGCAAAAATTAATCTACCTCTTTCACCTCCACTAAATGACTTAAAGCTTCTTTCTACACCTCTAATAATTTTAGCTGAAATTTCTTCTTTAATATCACCTTTGGCAAGTTCTCTGCTACCGCTTAACTCAACCCTCATATCGCTACCCATATCTTTCAAATACCTATTTGAGTGATATTCGATAGTTTCTAAAGATTGGTTTGCTACGTACATTTTAAACCTTTTAAAGTTAAGCCCCCACTCAACGGTGTTTGAAATACTTTCTTCAGCTTGTTCGGAGATTTTTCTTTGTTTTGAAATATAGGCTCTAGCAGACTTTATTTTTTCATTTAGGTCTCTCAATACCTCTTTGTTATTTGAAGGCTTCAATGAGGCTATTTTGCCCCTTAATTTTGATATCTTGCCTTCTTCAGACTCTATGTCGTCAGCAAGCTTACTTATAAGGTCTTTGAAAATCTCATTTTGAGAATCTAGTTTTGAAATCTCATTTTTATAACCATCCTTTATAGATTTATTTTTAGAAATCTTTCTTTCTAAAACACCTCTTTGGCTAACCAAATCCTCAACAACCTCTTTACATCGATACTTTTCCTCTACCAACAAGTCCAAAGCTTTTCTTTCCAACTTCTCTTTGTCATTTATTTTTTGAATCTCAGCCTCAGAATCTTTTCTTAACGAAACCTCCTCTTCGATTTGCTGACCAAGCTCTTCAATTATATTAGAAACTTTAGCTTCCAAAACACCTGCTTTAAATTCTTTTTCTCTAGCTTCATCAATGTCTCCATCTAACAAAAATTCATGAGAACACTTTGGGCAATCTATTTTTCCACTAAGTTTCACAGATAGATTTTCTAAAAGAATTTTTATCTTTTTAGAATTTTCTCTCTGCTCGTCAAGTTTTTTGTTTATGTTGTTAATGTTATCATTGTTTTCAATAATATCATCATCAAACTTTTCTCTAATACTATCCCAATCTGTAGATTCAAAATCGCTAACCGCATCAGAAGACTTTTCAAAAACATCTCTAGCAGCATCTATTTTTACATTGAGTTTTGACAAAGATTTTTTGAAACCTTTTATAAGCTCATCTTGAGCTCCTATAAGCTCGTTTAAGCCATCTTCTTTTGGTTTTAATTCACCAATACGTTTTTCTAAATTAGGCTTCTTATTCTCGACTATATGGACTATCTCACCCTCGTGCTCAGTTATTTCTTCTTCGATTAACTCAACCTCTTCACTTAACTCTTTTTCAAAGTCCCTAGACTCTTCATCCAAAATCTTTTCTTCAAATATCTCTATCTTACCTTCAGTTCTAGAAATGTTTGAATCTGCCTCCAACTTTACTCTCTCAAATTCACTTACATCAACTTGCTCTAAACCATCTATAATACTTGCATCAGAAAACCTATTTATCAGCTCAACTTTTTCCTTGTTTGAAGATGTGAAAAATGATTTAAACTTACTTCCATTTATCAAATAGTAATTAAACAAGTCCTCTTTTGAAATGGCAAACCAATTCGTAACATACTTTTTAGTATCATTGTTGCTTGATGTTGATACTTTCTGTGAATTGTCATCAACCCAATCTTCACCGTACCCCTTTACTTTCACAACCAATACATTTGCACCCTTCTTATTTATTGTGCAGTCAATATGTATGTTCTGCTTTCTAACATCACATGAAGCAAACAGCTCTATGTGAGATGATTTCTTTCCATAAGTAACCAACTCTGAATCAACAACACCTCTACTACTTTGACCTGTCATTAGATATTCTATAGCTGTCTGTAAACCCGACTTTCCAACACCATTTGTTTTTTGACCATCATCTGTAAGATTTAAACCCCTCACTTGGAGGGGTCTATTCTCAAAAACATAATCTAAAAAATCAAAGGTAATAAAATCTATTAATATTAACCTATCTAATTTCATTTTATAAATTTATTTTTTTAATGGTTTGATACCCTTAATTACGATATCTCCCTTAACTATCTTTTTTGCAGTTCTGCTCGCAATAGACTTTAAAACACCGTAGTCACCCAAAATGTCCTTTTCCGAATACCCAAACGAAACTGAATCAATTGCCTTTTTAATAGCTCTACCAATACAAATCTTTTTTGAGATTGATGCTTTGTAGTTTTCTAAATCATCAGGCATACATACACTGTAACCTAACTTTACTTCTCGACTTCCTTTAAAAGATACAGCACCTACCATAACTTTTCTTCCTTCAAACTCAAATTCAACAAAAGCCTTTTTTAAAATATTACTTTCAATAAACTTATTTTCTGAAAAAGAAGGTGCTACAAAAGAAGGTGCTCCAAAGTGAAGGTATGAGGGATTAGATGTTCCTGTAAAACTAAATAATGGATTAGGAATGTCATTGCATGACATTCCAAAATTACTTATCTTAAAAAATTCATTACTTTCCCTAATCTCCAATTCATTAAACTCACGAACAATTTCTGAAACCATTTTTTCAAAAACAATATCTGATGAGGTGTAAAGCGTTGGATAGTGGGTATCTCTAACCCACGCTACCAATTTTCTATAGTCCTCATATCTTATAGTAAATTTTAAATAGCCTTCTACACCACTTTTTCCATCTTTTTTATATGCTCTACGAACATTGTAATAAGATAATACATTGCTGCTTTTACTTACACAGTTACTTCCTACTTCTTTTACTTTTTCTAAAATACTCATTTTCCTATTTTTTAGTTATTAATATATGGCAAAGATAAGACTTTATTACAATCTAACAAATTTATTTTAATTTTTTTTCAATTTCATCCACCAAGTCAGGATTGTCCTCTAAAACAATTCTTAACTTAGCTATACCTTGAGCTATATTTGTATCGTCATATTTATACCAAGCACCTGCCTTTATTAGCACCCCTGCATTTACAGCACCTTCAATTAAGCTAGTTAATTTGTCAATACCTTTTCCGTAAATAATATCTGAGGTTGTATGTTTAAAAGGTGCACCTACTTTGTTTTTTATAACTTTAATATGTTGCTTAAAGCCTATTGTTTCCTCACCTTCTTTTATCCAACCTTTTCTTTTTATTTCCAACCTTTGAGATGCAAAGAATTTAATAGCCTTACCTCCTGTAGTTACCTTTGGAGGTGCGTACATAGATAAACTATCTCTAAGCTGATTTATTAAAATTACAGTACACCCAACCTCTGCTGCAGGTGCAACAATCATTTTCATAAACTGACCCATAAGTTTCGCATGGAGCCCCATCTTTTGTTCTCCTGCTTCACCTTCTAATTCAGCTCTTGGTGTTAATGAAGATATGGAATCTACAATAATCAAGTCAACCTCTGCTGTGTCAATAATTTCCCTAATGGTCTCAATAGCATCCTCCCCACAATTCGGTTGAGAATAAAGCAAATCTTCAACCTTAACCCCAACAAGCTCACAGTACTCTTCATTAAGAGCGTGCTCTGCATCAATAATCGCTGCTACTCCACCATTTCTTTGAACTTCAGCTATAGCCTCTAAAGCCAAGCCTGTTTTTCCACAAGCCTCTTCTGACATAAATTCTATAATCTTACCTTCTCCATACCCACCACCTAATGCGATGTCTAAGTCAGGTCTACCTGAAGAAATTGTTGTTATGCTAGTGTTGGAGTCACCCATCCTCATAAGTGTACCTTCACCAATCTTCTTTTCCAAAGTTGCCATAGCTTTCATTATAGCCTTGGAATTTTTACCACTTTTCGCCATTTAGTCTTTATTTAAAAAATTATCTAAAATAACTCCACCTTCTTTGTGTGATAGTCCTTTATCTTCGCAAAATTTTAAAAACAAGTTTTGAATGTCCTCTTTTTCATACTTCTGAACAACTTGTCTTTCTGATGTGTCACTTTCTTCATAAACTTTTTCAAAACTTAGCTTTATGTCAACACCTCTATATTTTGTTTTATCTATTGATTTCATTTTAGATTCCGAACCTGTAATTTCAAACCTAATTACATTTTCTGAATCCTCGTAGGACTTAATAATCTTATCCAACTCTACAACACCAACATCATCTACATCAATCTGTATTTTTTCAAAGATTTTAAACTTCCCTTGGATTAGCTCGTAGCTTCCATCATCGTACAATATCGAAAATCCTTTTTTGGAATCTTCTCCAAAATTATCTTGGATGAACGATGGTAGGTGAACTATGTCCTTTGTTATTTCATGCCAATTATGGTAGTGACCTAAATATGTCTTGTCCCACTTTTTAAGCATTTTTCTTGTAATATTTTTTTTCTCACTCACATTTCCTAAATGTGTTGAGCCTTGCATTTCAAAATGACTTATTAAAATATCATTCCCCTTATGCTCATTTATCATAGGAACCAACATAGTATCATCAAAAAATGGAAGTAGGGTTATACCAACTCCATCGATTTCTATATCAGAAACTTCCCTGTGATATGTAACATTTGGGAAGTGTCTATACACGTCCAAAAATGAATCAAAACTTTTATACTCGGTCTTATCATGGTTACCACTTATAATGTCCGTATGTATTTCTGCAGCATTAAGTTCATAGAGCATTTTGTCAAACGTTTCTAAAACTTCTTGCCTTTGGTGTATTCTTGAATGAAATAAATCACCTGCAAAAATAGTCCTTTTAATACCTAACTCTAAAGCCTTTTCTATCATGTATCTAGTGGCTGTTAGGATTTCTTTTTCGTTACCTGTTTTAAGGTGAACGTCATTCCAAATTATTGCTAATGGTTTTTTCATATAATCTATTAAAAAAAAGGGTATCTAAACTAATAGATACCCTTAAATGGTTTTTTATGAATTACAACAAGTCATTCAATTCATCCGTAATTGAATCTTCAGAAACTTCTGCATCTTCAACTTCATTTTCGAAAGGTAACTCATCCTCTGCAACTGCCAAATCATACCAAGTAGGCACTTCATCTTTAGTTAACTTTGGAATAGTCTTTCCTTCATAGTTTTCTGCAATATAAGCCTTAATAACTTTTTTCATTGCGATTACTGAAGGTCTTTTAACCTCTTCTTTTGGAGCTTCTGCCTCAACCTCTTTTGGAGCCTCTGTCTCAACCTTTCTTTTCGCTAAGAATTCTTTCTTAACTTCAACTAATAAAGGCTCAATTCTTTCAGTAATTTCGTCACCTAGCCATTCATCCAAATCATAGAAGTATTTCTTGATTTTTCTTGAAGCAGCATTTTTCCAAAAATCCTCTTCTTGAACAGGCATACCATCGCCAACAAAGTCTCTAGTCATAACTTTTTTCCCATCTTGGAAAAAGTTGGTTCCATTAACTCTTTTACCTGTATCCTTGTTTGTAAAGTCATAAGGTTTAATTACAACCTCTTTGGACAAATCCCCCATCAATAAGAACTTCATTAAGTCTTGTGATGTTCTTGCATTTCTTTTTGCTGAAATTGTGTAAGTTTTTTCTTCACCTGCATCAATCTCAACTTCTAAATAATCTCCAAATTTTTGCTCTCTACAAGCTAATACGCTGATGATTGTTCCACTTAGCTCTAAGTAAGCAGCTCCTTCTCTTGTACCTTCCGTTTCATCGGGTTTAACAAATGTTTCTGTTTTGTAGAAAGGGTGGTTTGAGTCTTTTACTGTTTTGTCCCAAATTTTCCCATTTACAATTGATAAATAAGTTGTTCCTACGTTTCCGTTTCCTGCTGCTCCTTTTAATCCTGCCATAATAAATAAATTTTAAATAATTAATAAATAAGGTCTTTCGTCTGTTAAAAAATACAATGCCTTGGGTTGTACTTCTATTTTATAATCTATTTTGTTAAAAAACTTTTTGTTGATTCCTTTTCAACTAACTCTTTGTATAGTTCAGGATTTACCGTATCTATCATTCCATTAAGCTTCTTACTCTTATCTTGAGCTGCCCAGTAGATAGAATCTAAATAGTTCCAATATTTCTCTAGCTTTATGTGGGATTCTTTCAATTGTACCCACTCCTCCTCGCTTTCAAAACAAGTCTTTAAAGCTGTCTCAGTCAACTTAATTTCTACTGTACCTTCACCCAAAGTTACTTTGTATTTACCTAAGTTTTTAGATGCCTCAACTCTAAGCTTTTGAACATACTCAGCTTCATAGAAAGATATTTCTAACTTTACATTCTGCATGTCAGAATAAACCTCTGCCTTCATTAAGCCGAGTTTTCCAACATCAGATGATATTGTACTTGAATCTCCAAATATATTTGCAGGATTTATTTTTGTCAAATCCTCTAAATTAATTCTCTCTTTAAAATCATCATGCTCCATGACCAATTCTCTTTCTCCTACTTTTAATTTATATTCCATAGTTTTAATTTAATTATAATATTTTAATTTCTGAATCTTCCAATAGTGTAAGCTGATTTGGACTTCCCCATTTAGCTTCGTACTTTATGGAGGCTGTGAATATAATTAAACTCTTTTCAGCCATCTCTAACCTTTCACCAAACTCCGCAAACTCATCTGACCAACACATTAAAGAATAAATCTTATAGTTGTTGTCAATGGTTATCCTAGCCCACTTACCTCTTTTTGTCTTACCTACTTTAACTTCCAAAACGTGACCTCCAAATGTTCTGAAAATCTCTTTATTTTGAGGTCTGTTTATTTCATCAACTGTACAAAAAGGTGTTTCAAAACCTTCATCTTCCGCTATCTTTTTATAGTCAATAAAAGCCAAACCTGATAAAGTTTTTTGCTGCTTTTTCCACCACCAATTCTCATTTACAGAACCAATTGTGTAAGCATCTCTTTGTGGATTTGCTACTTTTACTTTCTTAAGCTTTCTGTACCTTTTGATTAATAACATTCTTCTTTTCTCTCTACCTTCTAAGTCATAAAGTTCATCAAATGCACCACTCGCAATAAGAGCTTCTATAGTCGTTTTTTTAACTTTTGACCCCTTATATACAGTTCTGAAAAAGAAGTCAGCAAAGCTCTTGTATTCGCCATTCTTACGTCTTTCCTGAACTATCTGTTCGGCAGTTTCTTCTCCAATACCTTTTATGGAACCAATACCCCAATAAATAGTTTTTCTATCTTGGTTTTCAGTCATAAGTATTCCTGAACTATTAATGTCAGGTGGACTTATCGTAATCTGTTTTGCCTGAAGAATTTCTGAAAGATATCTTAAAACATCCTCTTCACTACCCTTACTTAAGGCAACAGTCCAATATTCAATTGGGTAATTAACTTTTAGGTATTGGCAAATGTATCCTGTCAAAGCATAACAAGCTGAATGCGAAAGGTTAAAACCATATTTAGCAAACTCCATCATAGCATCCCAAGATTCTTGAAACTGTTGTTTTGTAGCTCCTCTTTCTAAATATCCACTTTCAACCCTATCTCTCCAAGGTAGTAATACAGATAACTTTTTCTTACCCATAGCTCTACGAACATCATCTGCCTCCTTCATAGACAAACCACCTAATTGCTGAAAAACCTGCATAACCTGCTCTTGATAAATCAATAAGCCGAAAGTGTCTTTTGCAATTTCCTCAGTTCCCCAAAGATATTCAGGCTGTCTACCTTCATTCTTACACTTTACATATATTTCGTGATAATGGTTCTCCATAGCTGCAGGTCTATATAAAGCCACTGCTGCTACCAAATCTCCAATATTCTGTGGCTGTAGTTGTTTTGTATACCCTGTAAGTCCCTCTGAACCCATTTGAAATACATCTCCATTCCAACCATTACTGAAATACCTATACACCTCACTGTCATATGGTAAGTTGTAAATGTCAGGAACATCTTTCCCATTCTTTTTTATCAGCTTTAAAATTTCTGTAAATTTTTCCAACTGCTTAATGGCTAAGATATCATCCTTTAAAAATCCTGCATCATCCATTTCTCCACCACCCCATTCTGAAACTAACATTCCATCCTGAGTTCTCATTGGTGCAAATTCATTAGCTCCCATAACTTCGGGAAAAACAATCATTGCACAAGCGTGAATTGACTTAGCCTTATTTTGCCCAAGTAATGTTGGCAGCATATGAAATATGTCCGAATTTTTCTTGATGAAATATTTAAGTTTTGGCTCACTTTGGGCACACTTAAATAAGTCAAACATTGTTACTGCATCCTTATCAATCATACTAGTGATTAAATTGGCTTCAGAAAAATCTACACCATTTACCCTAGCAAGGTCTTTTATAAGTCCCTTTGGCTTCATGGTTGAATATGTTCCTACAGAACAGACCTGAGTTTCCCCAAACCTCTGTTCCATATACTTCTTTATACTAGCTCTATCTTTTCCTGAAAAATCCGAGTCGATATCAGGCAATGTACCATCTACCAACTTCTTAGCCGTACCTATCGTTATCTTTTTAACTTTCAAATTATTCTGCGTGCTTTATAATTAATATCTTAAAATTTCATCACCCTCAACTAAATCCTGAATGAAGACTACCGTTTCTTTGCTATTTCTCAAAACACGTATTAAGGAACCTTCTGCGAAATCTACAACTTTTCCATCATCCATTTCTACAGAATACAATGGTCTATCTTCCCACTCCCCCATACGTCCACTGTTCAAAAACCTTTCAAAAAGTAAGTCGAACTCTAAAGGGTCGATTTGTATAATACCTAAAAGATATGCCACTAAACTACCACCTGCAGAACCCCTTCCTATACCTGTTAAAAAGCCTTGTTCTTTCGAATGCCTTATGATGTCATAAAGCCCAAGGAAATAGTCAATTACATCACCCATCTTCAATACCTCAATTTCCTTTTTAAGCCTATCGATATATTTCTTAGGTTCTTTAAAATTCTTTTCTTTAAAACCCTTTTTTATCAAATAAAGAAACAACTCCTCATTTGTGTCAAATTTAGACTTTTCATCTTCAGTCATTTTATACTTCGGCAAATGTCTTGTGTCTGTATCGTATGTAAAATTACAGTTCTCTACCAAAAACTCCTCATTTGCATTAGCTTTTTTGAAAATTGTTTTCCAATAATCTTTTCCTTTCTCAAACCTAAGTAAAAACTCTATAGCTTTCTCCTGATTATTCTTAAAATATTGGTTATTGGTTTTGTCATCAAAAGACTTATCAATTTTCCAAAGAGATTCTCTTGCTAAAAATTCATCTTGCTCCAAATAAAATGCATCAGAAATATTTATTGGCTCCAAGTCGCTCGTTAAAAACTTTTCAAAATTTAATACATACTCATAGTCCGTATCTGTATTTAAATAGTTTGGAGTATCTAGTTGGTAATAGTCAACAAAATCAGGAACCTCTTCAAAATTCATAGATTTTGGGTCTGCCACGCAAAACAATCCTTCAAGATTGTCTTTTATATAACTCTGACTAATTGCCATTTTACCATCAACATTTATTTGTGTGTTGAACTTTAATAAGTTTTGCCACCCTTGAAAATCTTTTGCGTAAAACTTCATGTCAAAATTATCCTTTCCCTCAACAGGAACAGTTATTCCAAAAATAGGTTTTATGTCATTCGCCAAACATTCTTTTTGGAATGCTAAAGCTCCTGAAAGAGTGTTTCTTTCACAAATACCTAACGAAGTGATTCCTAAAAATTTAGCTTTTTGAACCCAAGTTTTATAAAGACCAATCCCATTCATAAGCTCATATCCTGAACGTATTCCTAAAAATGACTTTGTTGGAACCTGAACATTTGGCTCACCAATATACTTAAGCTCTCTAAAAAGAAAATCAACTTCTCCGTATTGCTGTATGTACCATCTTCCTCCGAATTCGAATACCCACCCATCATAACCATCTTCTAAAGGTATAGCAACCTCCATATTCTCATCTACAACCATTAAGTCACTATCTACCACAACATAACTTTTACCATCCAATTCAAGAACCTCGTCCCCTAAACTGTATGTTAAGAATTGTTTTTTACAATACCTTTCTAACGCTTCCTCTTTAATCATCCTTATCTATTTTATCCTCTATTTTGCAAACAATATATTCTAGTAAAAAACTAAACCCTACCGCTAATGCAAATATAAGTAAATTTATTAAAACAACCTTCATTTTTAATAATTTTTTCTAAAGTTACATTTTTTTTCTGTAACTAAATAGTGAATTAACTCTTTCATGCCTAAACTGTTATCTCCCTCGATAGCTTCCTCAAAAGATAATTTTTTATCCTTTACACTATCTCTCCTAACATATCTTTCCTTTAACACCTTTCTAGGTACCAATATCCAATCAAACTGTGGAAACTCAAACATTTCCTCCAACATCTTTGCCAAATACACTTGACGAATACCTGTAAAGACAAACTTTTTTATACTCTTGTCTTTAAGTAACTCCTCAATTCTTTGCCTAAAATATGGTTCAAGGTTGTTGTTGAAAACCCTTTCCTCAGTATTGTACTTTTCTCTAACCAAAGTTCCGAAATCTATTTGAGTGTAGCCAAATTCGATAAGACTATTCGCTAAAGTATCTTTTCCTGAACAAATTTCTCCACAAACTATCCTACACACTCTCTTGTCTTTCATGCTAACTATTTTTTAAAAAATTAACAACATTTTCAGCATCTTCTGCAGTAATTTCAACCCCACTACTAAGTTTTACTGAAACAATGCTTCTATTATTATCTCGAATATTCATACTAGAATTATAAGAAACGATATTTTTGAAAAATGATATTGGAAATCTTGCACATCCAAATTCAACATAATCTTGTAAATAGCTATCTTCAACATTCTCTTCAACATAATTCATTTCATAACCATTTATTTTTGGAACTTCATTTTTCAAAGCCTCCAACTCAGATTCCAATCTAGCAATTTTTTCATAACGTGTTTCTTTTTTAGAAACCTCTTCAAAAAAACTTTTTCCGAAATAGTAAACACTACCATCATCTGACATCAAACTGTATGTTGAGAAGTCTTCTCCTATAACCTCATACTCCCTATTTTTTGTTAACTGTTTAGGGAATGGAGATTTAATACAAACAACCTTTTTTGTAGAAACATCTTTTTTATCAACCTCTTTGTTTGAAATAATTTCTGCGAACTTTCCATCACTAAAAACCGTTCTACTATTACCACCCTTGTCATAAACATACCAACAATATTTAAATAAATGCAAATTTCTAGCCAACGTATAATCAAATTCTGCACCTAAAGCACTTTCAACAATTTTTGCATTTTTAAAATGTTCTATAACCTCTTCTCTTGTAACTTTCATTTTCTTAATTTTTTATATTACTAACACTGCAAATATACAGCTTTATTTTTATTAACCAAACTTTTTAGAAATTAAAATCATATTTTTTTCTAACATACTTACTTTCCTGTGAACCTTCTCCACGTAATGACTCTAGCATTTTTATTAAAAACTTTGCATTTGCAATGGTGTCAGGTAAGGCTCTGTGAGCCTCTTTAAGCGTTAATCCCACGTTATTGGCACAAACACCTAGACTGAAACCTCCGCTTGAATCAAACCACCTTAATCGAGCCCATTCGAGGGTATCTATCATAAGCGGATTTATAAATTTATCCAAAGAAGACCTATTTGATTCAAAAAGTTTTTCAGTAAAATCGTTGTCAAACTTTTTTATATTATGACCTGCCAATATTGGTTTTGAGTTACCTTCCTTATACTTCATGAAGAAGTTTGATATTTTTTCAAATCCTTCATCATAATTAACACCTTCATCAATCAAAAGCTCCTTACTCATGTGAGTTACAGATAATGCCTGTGGATTGTAAGTGTTATTAAAAAACAGCTCGATTAAATCATAGTTATCATTATCTTTATCAGAAGATAATCTTAAATACTGTTCCTCAGTAACAATTCTAGAAAATTCTAACTCCCACTCAAAAATTTCATCTATCTCTAAGGCTAACTTTTCCATAGAGTGTATTGATAGCTTTTCACCTTTATATGACAAACTCTTTACGTCATCACCTTCCTCTTTCTTAGCTAAGTTCTTATACAGAACCTTTGCTATTTGTAAACTAGACTTTCCCTCTGTCCATGTTAAGTCTAATCTAGGCTTAAACATTACTGACAATTGGTCTACAATTTTCAACGTTTCCATGTCTATAACTACACCTGCAAATTCTGTTATTGAATTTTGCTTGAAGTCCAAACCACCTGTTTCAAGGTCATAGACCAAAATCTTCTTTAAATTTGTTTGCATTTATTATCTTTTTTAAATCTGTTAACTGTTTTTTACTTTTCTGTTTTAGCAACTTTTCAAAATCGCTATTTCTGTCATAGGTGTGGAGTAAAGCTTAAAGCTTTGATTTCCAACGCATTAAAAACTGTGGAAATAGCTCATAATTTTTAGCAAATATTTTCATTAAATGCTTTGCTCCGTTCTCCCACTCTTGATGACATTCTAAACATAAATGGTTTATATTAAGTATGTTATGCCTTAACTTTGGAGCCACACTCTTTGGAACTATATGAGAGTATCTGAATCTTGCCAAAACCCTTCCATCTTCATTTCGAAATTTTTTAGGTAAGGACTTATTGCATTCCTCACACCTGTGATTAGAGTTATTAAAACACTTTTCGTAGAACTCTTCATCCTTTAATATCTTCTCTTTTGTCCTTGACTTATTTTTAGTCCTTTTAAGAGGCTTTTTTTTCGAAGTGGACATATCATACCTTTTTCCAAACTTATTGCCATACAGACGCTCATTGTTGCATTCTCGGCAAAGCTTGAAGTGTTTATTTACCAACTCTTTCTCTAAACCACATTTTTTACAACTCATCCTCTATATTTTTTGTTTCACTTTTATGAAGAACTCTAACTCCACCTAAAATTCCAACAAACCAAATGAAACCATCCAACTTATCTATCCTCAATTTTCTGTTTGGGAGTAATTCCAATTTAAAAATATCATCCAACTTTCCATTTTTCAAATATAATTCTAAAACCTGCTTTTGATGTTTCGTTATGTTTTCCATTTTGAAATTTTTTACATTAATATTTTACAAAGATAAACCTTTTTTTTAAACCACAAAATCATTTTGAAATTTTTTACATAAAAAAGGTCAAAAAGACCCAAATTTTTCATTTTTAACATTTACTGATTATCAGCACTTTACCTTTACTCCACATATATGATAGAAAAAAAAAGAAAAGGTTATATATTATATTATATAAAAGCATTTTAATATACCCCCTTTTCTAACTATTTTTTATTCATTATTTTCCTTAATTTCAAAGTGAGGTAAATCTTTAAATCTAGTCCAATCACCACCCCAATATAAAAATTCATTTTCTGAAAAAAGTCCCTCTTCCTTCATTAAGTCAAATTCATTTTTAAAAATCTCCGAAATTTCTTTATATTTCTCTTTACATTCCCAACAAGCTCCATGCTCATCGTAAACAAAAATATCTACTGCCTTACCACTTTGATGATATGATTTTTTATTAAACCCATCCAAAGTTGTTACGCTAGGTCTTTTCCAAAACAAATTGTTTTGCTCCTGAGCTGTCCTTAAACCACCATACTGAGGTATCCCAAAGTCATGAGGCGATTTTGCCAAAACTCTTTCTACAAGTATCTTTAAGGAATTACTAACCCCTTTAAGGTTTCTTTTAGAGTTTCTACTTAATTTAAATTCTCCCATTTAGTCCTTCTTTTTATCCTTGTTAATCATGCCCTTAAAACTGTTTATTAAACCTCCACCAAAATAAAGTGAAAATATAATTTTAATCGGGTCTACCATAGTCTCAGCTATAAATTCCTTTTGGCTAGTAATATCTAAACCAAAGCAATCCATAAAATAAGCCGTAAGAACCATTATAAGGAAAGCAATACTAAAACCTACCCCAATAAACCTTTGAGCAATTTGGAATCCTGTAGGAAGAGATTTTAGCCATTCTAGCTGATATTTTACTGTCTCCTCCGATGTAAGTTTCCATTCATCCATCTTATTTATAACATCTTTCCCACTTATTGTAGAAAAGATGTTTGTGAAAATTCTTCTAAACATAATTTTTTTTATAAATTTACATCTTTCTTTATTGACCTAAACCTTTTTATCGTGTCTTGTAACGTATCTAAAATAGGTTTATTTCCCAACTTTACCGAAGTTTCGTCTATAGACTTAGTTTCAATAGTCAACCATATGAAAGTTACAACCTTCGTCACCATAATGTTTACGTCGTTAATAGACCCCTCAAAAATATGGGTGTCAATTTGATAAGATAATAATATTGTGCCAAAATAGAAAAACAGTTTTGGTACAATATTGAACAATTTGTTTGAAGTGAAATAACCCCACCCCTTTATTTTATGAACACTGTATATACCAAAAGCTGTGTCTATAAGAACCATTAAAAAAACTATAAATACAAATGCTTTTATAGGGGTAAATATAGAAATAACTAAAGCAGCTATTTTGGTAAAAAAGTTTAGTGCTAAAATAGATACGTATTTAAAGTTGTCATCCATTGTTTTTTAAAAAATTGTTTCTAATATAACATATAGTAAAACTATACTAAAATTAATGTATGTTATATTTCTTGTTTGTTTACTTGTTAATTTTATTCCTTTTCCGCTTTTTCTGTGGAAATAATATGTTATAGGATATTTCTTGATATCTATCGCATAAAGTCCTCCCTTTTTATCTACAATGTCAAAAAGGTTTCCTAAAATCATTCCTCCAAAAAACCACCAAAAATAACCTGTGAAAAAACCAATAGTCAAAAAGACTACATGGAATATGATATCCAAGTCTTTCCTTCGCTTATAGTTGGATTCTAGTAAGTAATCTACAATGTAATGTGAGAAGGCTGAAAAAGAAGCACCTAGAAAGATGCTCCCTGTAAAACCTAATGTACTCTCAGTTACACTTGATATACTTATCAGAATAATGGTTCCTATACTCGTGTGAATATTACTGTACATTGCTAAAGCTTTATTTTTTGATAATCTAAAGGTTTCCCTTTTTTACCTAATATTCTTGAATTTCCTTGACCATTAATCTCAATAGCGTATTTCTTCCATCCGTAAGGGTGGTCGTAAACAGGATTCTCTTCTGTGCCTTCATTTGGTAAATCAAACCATGCTACATCTAACTGCCAATTATCACTATACTCAGCCTCTTCATCTTCTGTTGCTTCTTTTATACACTCTTGCTTTAATCCGAACGCTTGATGATTGTTAGGTTCTTCCTCTGTTGATATTAAACTATCTTTCATT